AAAGTAAAAGATAAGGAATTTGTAGTGGCTATTAAAGTACCTTCTTGTCTAATTTCATATTCTTTTATTGCAAATCTATTTCCATTTACTACAGAAGCAGTCCAACTTAAAATGTAATTATCGTCTTGATAAATTCCACCTAAACCTGTAGGTGCGTTGGGATTTTGTAGAGTTAAAGTTGTTGTCCGAGCATTAACACTTACATTGCCATCATCATCTATAGCTTTTATTGAATATGTTTTTGCGTTATCAGTACTGGATGGTAAAGTTGGCACATTAATTGATGTTGCTTTAAATTCTCCTAAAAGAGTACCGCTTCCATAAGTTCCTTCATATATTACATATCCTCTTATATCTAGATCAGCAAAATTAGGATATGTTGCTACTATTGGAGTCCAAGACAAAACAACTCCAATATTAGGATCTAATGATGCAGCAAAATCTGAACTAACTTGAGATGGTTTAGCATTTTTTCCAATAACGGTAAAGTCATTTTTTTCTAAAGCACTATTAGATTTTTTTCCTGATGCGCTTATACTTCTAACTTTAAGATCAAATTTTGCACTACCAGAAGTAGCACTTACATTAATATCATCTATTGAAAATGAAGGATCTTGTAATTCAACTGTTATGTATCCACCTTTGTCTTTTCTATATTTTAATTCATAACGATTAACACCTAACACTGGTTTCCAACCAATTAAAAGTCTTACTTTTACTTGATTTTTATCTTTATATAATTGTTCAATTGGATAGACAACACCTCCAGAATCAGTAGCCCAATCTGATGGTTTTTCTGGTACTAAATCTAAATTTGTAAAATCTCTATGTTCAAGAACTTCATTTTGCTCAACTGCTGCATACTTACTTTCATTATGTAAAACAGCAGTAACAGTATATTGAAAATCATCTTGCTCTTCTATTGCTACCACTTTATAAAGTTGTGATCTTATTGACGCATCTGTTCCTGTAGTTTCAATAACCCAAAAAGAACCAACATTTGGATCTGTAGGTTGAAAGGTATCAGTATAAACAGGATTAGCTTGTCTTGTATCTTCTAAAAAAGGATTATTACCACTAGAATCCTGTACTTTTCTTTCAAATCTTCCAAGACAGGTAATTGTTTTTGCATCTGTATTAATACCATTAGCAGCTATTGTTTTTTGGCTAAGTTGTCCGTCAGGTAAAATAACTGTTAATTTGCCTACTAATCCAGTATTTAAATTTGGTAAATCAGTTATATTATCGATACCAATAACACTATTCACACCACTTGTAGTAACTGATGTTATTTGACCACCTCTTCTAACTCCTGATTTTACTTCGTCTTGTATTTCAATAATTTGACCTGGTGTTATTAAAGCTCCAGCTTGAATTGTAGTTGTAAATGAAACAACATCTGTTTCAGTGGCAAGTGTAGTTAAAAACCATTTACCAAGTCTTCTAGCTTGGTGTCTTGAGGTAACACCAAAACTATTAATATTTTTAATAATTGCACCGTACTTAAGTAAAGCCTCATTATCAATTACTTGCTCATAAGCTGCATCTCTTAATTCAATGTCAAAATATTTAACAACTATTACAGTTGCTCTAGTTTTAGAACTACTGCCAGAATATGAAAAACCCTCTGGAGTTACATTTGCATTTGTAAATTGAAACGATGGATCTAACCCTGCTTTATCTTGTATAAGACTAAAACTTCCAGACATATATAAAGGCATTGCTCTAAAAACAGAACAAAGACTGTTAACTACTTTGAAAACATCTTGCCTTGTTTGAATATTTACATTTAAACTAAATCTTGGCTCGGATATTTCTGTGATTACACCTGTAGCTGATCTATCTTTAAAAGTTACAAGTTCGCTTGAATAAACTGATGCTGCATAAAAACTGTAAACATCTAATTCACTAGCACTTATAAAATCTCCACAACCATATCTTTGACTTGTTAAAAGATCGAATAAACACCAAGCGGGATCCGTAGTCCATTGGGCTGCTCCAAGTGTTCCATTAAAAACGTACCCAGATGGATAAATAATTCTACCGTTATTTGAGTCAACTGTTACCCCATTTGGAATTTTTACTTTTATACCTTTTATTAAATAACTTCTTTTTGGTACTGAATTAAACTGTTCTGCATTTATTCTTAGCCCTACTAAAGCACAATCTGGATAATTAAATCTTCTTCCAAAAGTAACTGTTCCTGATGCATTTAAACTCTGTGTGTGTTGAGCAGTAAAACTTGTAGCTGAAACAACGGATGCAACAACCATTCTTCTGTTAACTGTATCACCACTAAACTCACAACCTATACTGTCACCGACTTCTAAATTATGATTAGCACTTGTAGATATTGTTATTGTAGTTCCAGCGTGTGTATAACTGCCAGATTGATTTGCTCCTTGCTGTTTAATTAACGTATGTGATGTAACAAAAAATTTACTTGTGTGACTAATAAAAGTATCAGAATTTGCCTTACCGTCTTCATCGTTTCCATTCATAAAGGCTGTATCGTCATCAGAAGTTCTTTTTAATTTAAATCGAACAGGAAACTGTGTATCAGCTAAATCAGTAATAGTAAATTCGTATTGTTTTTGATATAGATCAGCAGTTCTTCCAGTTATGGTTTGTTCTCCAAGAAAATTTGTAAAAGCTCCATTAGCTAAACTTCTTTGAAATTGATATTTAAATTCTGTACCTAAAGTATCTCCATTATTTTTAATTTTTTGTAATGTTGGAACACTAATTAAAAAAATAACAGAGTCTACACTTGGATCACTGATAGTAAATGTTTGTCCAGTACTATCAATTTCAACACCACTTTGAGGGTTGCTAATTATATTCGCTGCTTCTACGAAACCATCTAAAACTGTTTGATTTGGAGTTCCGTCTTTAGTTTTTATAATTACATCATCAAAATTGGCAGAACCGTCATTATTTTCTAAAGGGGTGTTATCTAGAAAAATTGATTTATTTCCATCAACTAAACCCTCAATTTCTCCCTCACTTATAAGATCAACAATACGTCCATAAGATCGACTATTAAGAGAATCTGGGTCTGTAGATGGTGTTCGTGAACCACCGCCACCGCCTTTACCTCCTCCACCAGAACCAGCAATAAATTTATTAGTCATGTTTATGCCTCTATATCGACAGTTCTAATTTTTGTTGAAATTGGAATAGATCCAACCAAAGTTTTTCCATATACAATTGGGATCGCAGTTCCACTTCTGGCAGTTTGTTGCACTCCACTAAATGAAAAAGATTTTATAGGATCAGCTTCATCATCAGGTAATTCTGGTGTTGGGGTAAGTAAACCAGCGACACCGCTAATAACTAATAATAATCCAAGTTTCCCAGCCAAAGCAGAAATACTAAAATTTGTAGCACCAAAAGTCATTCCAGCACCACTCATTACACCCTTGCTTAAAATTCCAGCACCTCCAGTTACAAAAGCAAAACCAATTAATGCGATTCCAGCTAATATTTTTCCAATATTTCCAGCACCAGCTACAACAGGTATTATTTTAATATCTAAACCACCACTAGGAAAATCTAATAAATCTTCATCTATATTATGTTCACCCATGTACACTTGGTAATATTGATTAGACATATGTTTTTCTAATCCCGCAAAATTAGCTTTTAAAAAACGTACTGCATCTATAGGTGTATTTATAACAGCTTCAAATTCGTTATTACCACCACAAAAATCTGCAAGCTCTCCATAAACTTTTAACTTACTTAACATACCGCAACCTCTTTCCAGTACATTTTACAAGCCATTCCCCATAAAAATCTTTTGAACTAAGTCTACCTTCTATATGATGTAAAACCATCTGTTGTGGCAATAAAAATATACCAACATGATTTAAACCTGTACTATTAATTGCAAATAATAAACTGTCATTATGTTTTAGTTCTTCATCTGGTTCTAATTCTCTAAATCCTGTATCTTTAAAACATTTATCAAAATAGGGATTTAATCTAAAACTTTCTGGATCAGTAGGTCTTTCCCAATCTCTTAATTTTATTCCAACAGATTCATAATAATCTTTTACAAGTGTCCAACAATCATGCACCCCAAAAGCATAATGTCTACCAATTAGAGGAGCTTTATAACCTGTGGGTTCAAACTCATGCCATTGACCTAATGCAACTGCATATATATACCAAACTTTCTTTGAATTTTCGCAAGCAGTTAAATCAGCAGAACTAGGAAATGGAGTTTGATATGGATGCGAATGAAAAACACCAACAATAGTTCCAGAGTCCTCTGCATCTGCATAATTTATAGGATCAATAATAAAATGATCATATGGATTTACTGCTACATTTTTACATCTTATATATCTTTTACGACCTTTAATAATTACTACTAAACCACAAACTTCAGAAGGAAACATATCTTCTGCGTGTTTTTGTGCTTCTATTCTCCAATTACTCATGGAAAGCTCCAATACCAGGAAATTGCCTAGGTAAAACTTGTCTTTTAGGTAACTTAACACCTGGTAAATCCCAAGCTTGTGCTAGTTCAAATTCTACAATTTCTCTATTTTCTGTAGATTTTCTAACAATAAAATAAACTTCGTTTCTACTTGTTGCACTTGAATTAGCAGTTGATTCTCCATTAAGAAACATTGCTGCTGTTCTTATTCTTGTAACTTTTGCATTTAACAAATCATTACCAACAGTTACTTTATTAACTTCAATAAGAATAGTAGAGACAGTTGACAATAAATTACTAATACGAAGAATAGGTCTTGCTTGTGCATCATTTTGTCCACTTTTATAATCAAAACCTTCTGCTTCTATTGGCATAGGTGTATAGGTTTTTGATCCAAATCCTATAGATCCAGCACCAGCAGCGGTCATTCCAGAATGCCAACAATAAGTTGTTATAACGCTATCAGGATTTCCTGTCGCATAATGAAGACCTTCAACAAGTTCTAACTCAAATAATTCAATAATTGCACTTGGATCAGGTTTTTGTACCTCACTTATATAACTACCTGTCATGGTTCAAATACTTCTCGAAATTCTAATTCAATATCATTTAAATCATGTGCAACCATTGTTACTGTAGGATTTTCACAAACCCATTTACCTGTAGAGCCAAATGGAGGAGTCCAACTAAAAGATTTTGCACCATTATTTCCTTTATTTGGATCTGATAAAAAATTTAAAATATTTGTAGTAACTGTATCTGATCTGTTTAAAAAAGATAAAGAAAAAGTTCTTCTTGTTGCATTAATACCTTTCTGCAAACGCTGTTCATAACCATCTCCTAAAGATA